TCATTGTTTTGATCGTGATGTTCACGTGGTCGATAATCTGGACATTAATCCAACTCTACCGCTAATCATTAGCTTTGACTTTAACATCAATCCTTATAACGCAATCTATCTAATACAAGTGATCGATGGCAAGGTGACTGTTATTGATAATGCTATCATCAAGGGTAAGCCATTAGTTGATTCGCTTGATTATTTAAAGAGTAAGTTTGCACATCTTGGTGCTACATTAATGAGTGCTACAATCTATGGTGATGCTGCGGGTAAAGCAAGAAGCCAAGGCACAGCCCAGACTAATTACGACTTGATTAGAGATGCTGGATTCCATAAGATGAAGATTAAAACAGCAAACCCACGAATCCACGACCGCAATAATGCGTTCAATTCTATGTTGCGAAATGGTAATGGTTCTGTTAATATGGCCATATGCGAAAGGAATCACGAATTAATCACTGATTTAGAGCAGATGTCATACAATGATAAGGGCGAAGTTGACAAGTCAAACCAAGACTTAACCCACTCGGTGGATTCGGTGGGTTACTATATTGAATATGAACACGGCTTACATAAGACCGAAGTTCGCAACATTAGGATGAGAGTTGGATGATAATTAACAAACACCCACGCAATGACATTAGAAGCACAATCAATAGCAATGGCTCACGATTAGCTAAATTCAGTAAGCGTTATCAAATGTATAACGACAATTACAATGACCAAGTTGTATCTAAATTAGGTCAAATCTATAGGGCATTTGCTCAATTAAAATTAGACGTTCAAATTAACGACAACAACAACATTTATAAGCAAGTAGTTAATGCTGTTTCTAATGTGTACAGTTTTGGCGTTAATAGAACATTTGAGTCAGATGATGCTCAAGAATTGTACAACGAGTTACGTATTGACAAGACTATGGCACAAGCAAACAAGTATATGAACGCCTTTAATGACGTGCTGGTACAAGTTAGCTGGGATAGCAAAAAAGAGCAGCCAAAGGTAATGTTAAGGTTGCCACATTTAACCGAGGTTGGTTATGCGTCTGGCGAAGTTGAGTGGGTTGCTTACTTCGTTGAAATGACTGGCAAAGATGAAAAGACTGAACGCTGGGCGTATTGGTCAGACACAGAGCATTATTACATTGACAAATCATCTGGTGAAGATAAGATTGTAGCTGTTGAAGATAACGAGGAAATGGTTAATCCATTTGGTGTATTGCCTTTCGTGTTCTTACATAACGGCTGGCGTGATGAATCTTTCTGGGATTCATATACTGGTGATGATTTAACTGGTGGTACAATTGATATGGCAGTTCATCTAACGTTTTTGAATCACATCATCAAGACACAATCATTCAAGCAATTAGTTGGTAAAGGTGACAACGTGGGTGAATTGCTCGGACAAGTGTTAGACCCATTAAGCATCTTAACGCTTACTGGTCAAAATACAGAGATTGACGTTTTAGACCTACAATCCAACTATGAGCAATTACATAACGTGGCACAAGAGTTAGCTAACAATCTAGCTATTAGTTACGGTGTATCACCATCTCAATTTAGAATGACTAGCCAAGCATCATCTGGCTTTGCTTTACAGATGGAAAATCTTAAATTAGATAGGTTCACACTAGAGCAACAAGCAGACTTTAAACAGTATGAAAAAGAGTTATTCACATTGATTGGTCAAGTATCTGAATATTATGGCAAGGCTGTTAATGGAGAAATGACTGTTGATTTTGTTGAGCCTAACTACCCAGCAAGTGAAACTGAGCAATTAACTATTGACCAGCAAAGTATTGACTTGGGTCTTAGTTCACCGCACAAAGTATTGATGCGTAATAATCCAGACTTAACTGAAGAAGATGCTCGTGTTGATGTTGATGATAATATTAATGCTCGTAATGATATGCTTAACAAGGTTAAAACTGGTGGCTCTCTGAACGATACAATGGCTGCTTTAGGTCTAAATGCCAACGCTTGATGCCATATACAATCAATCTCAAAGCGAGGTTGATGCTTTTATACGTCAGTTTGATGGCGAGATGGAAAAAGTATTTGAGCGTGTTAGACGAATTGCCAATGCTCAACTTGCTGGATTAAGCCAAGACGATATATTGAAATATGAATTTGTTTGGCGTAAGTCGTTACAAGATGCTGGATATTATGTTTTAGTTAATGATTTGATTGATACGCAATTTGATTCAATCTATTCTGGAACATTACAAGCATTTGAAGCGGGTGGTTTAAAGACTGCCTTTACTGCTGATGATGCTACTAAGATTCAGATATTAAAGCAGATGAAGCGTGATTTCTTTATTCGCCTTGGTGATGATGTTGGCTTGAGTGTTAAGCGTGAGTTATACAAGTATGCTATATCTGATGCTTCGGTTGTTGATATGACTGCTGGTATTGCTCAAACATTAGAGGGTTCTAACCTTGCCAAGTATTCACAGACTTATGCCAGAACAGCGATTAAAGAGTTTCAACAAGAAGTGATTGATTTACGTGCTGCTGATATTAAAGATGGCGTTTGGGTTTACGTGGGCGTTAATGATGGTCGAACCAGAGATTTTTGTCGCAATGTATTAAAGCGCAATAGGTTTTATGATGATAGTCGTAAGAACCGCATAGAAAACGACCAAGATAGGGCATACAACTGCCGTCATAGGTTCTATAAGATGGATAAACAAGAAGCCGAAGCAAATGGGTATAAGGGTAACTAAACAGCCAAACTGGGGCAAATACAAGAATCGGTTGAAAAATACTGGCGATGCTCTATATTCGGTTTCTGAAAGTATTATTGTTGGTATTATTAATCGTACTCAATCTGGTAAGGATAAAAACAAGAAAGGCTTTAAAGGATATTCAAAGGGATACGGCAAGACTGGTACTGTTAATTTAACTGATACTGGCACAATGCTACACGCTATTAATCGTAAAAAGATAAAAGGTGGTGTTAAGCTATATTTCCCAAATACAAATGAAAATAAAAAGGCACACGGCAATCAAGTAAAATATGGGCGTAAGTTCTTTGGACTTGATAAGACACAAAAAGAATTAATAAAACGCAAACTTGGTAAATTTATTGTAAAAACAAAGAGTTAGTGTTATTATGAAAACAACTTTTATATAAAAGAGGTAAATGTTATGGCTGACGAGCATACAAACGGCACAGACGAAACTCCTAAGTCTGAAAATGAGGTGGTGTTATCACAATCAAAACTTGATAAACTGATTGATAAAGGTTTTAGCAAGGGTGCAAACCGAGCAAAGTCTGAATTAGCAGAACAATTAGGTGTTGATTCAATTGAACAAGCACGAGAGTTAATTAATGCGAAACGTGAAAACGATGAAGCTAATAAGTCCGATTTGGATAAGGCAGCAGAGTTAATCAATACGCTTAATGGAACAATCAAAGGCTTGGAAGCAAACAACAATGAGATTAAGGCTGATATGGCTGTTCAAAAGGTTGTAAGCGAAAATGGTATCAAGGATGCTGATTACTTCAAACATTTATTAGCACAAGCAAGTGCTGTTGATGACTTTGACCAATCAGCATTCATTGAACAATTAAAAGGTGATAAACCTTACTTATTTTCTGGTGGTGATACACAACCAAAGAGAGTAGATGCGACTTCTAACCGAGCATCATTAGATGTTGGTGAACGAGTTAAGTCTGCTAAAACTATGGCTGAGTTATACGCACTCCAGAATGAATTATAAATAATTTCTTAGGAGAAATAAAATGGCTGTAAATACTAAAACGCTTTTATCAGATTCAGTTGTAGATTTGATGAATCAAGCGGTTATCGTTTCTGGTAACTCTTACAATAAAATTGATGCTTACACTACTATTCGTCAAGACGATATGGCATCTTCAATCGCATTCACCGTGTTCTCACGTATGTCTGCTGCGACAACTCCATTAACTGATGGTACTGAAGCGGGTTCAACTACTATGACTGATACTAAGGTATCTTTGACTATGGCTGAATACGGTGCTGTAATCACTTCAACTAGCTTGGCTAATATTGCTACTGCTGGTAAAGCTGACTTAGCATCTGCTGAATTAGTTGGTGTAAACCTTGGTGAAACAACTGACAAGTTAGGTCTTGCTGCTGTGGAAGCTGGTACTAATACTATCGCTGCTGACACTGCTGGTACTTTAGATAACCTTGACTTACGTGAAGCATATACTGCTTTAGCTAATGCTGGTATCGCTAAGTTCCCAGATGGTCGTTACGTTGCTTTCGTTAATCCATCACAAGTATCTGACATTAAAGGTGATTACATTACTATCGCTCAAAACACGGACATTGGTCAAGCGACTTCTGGAATTGTTGGTGCTTTAGAGGGTTTCACTATCGTTGAAGATTCTAATGTTACTGCTGGTACTGTTGTTTGTTTCGGTATGAACGCACTTGGTAAAGCTGTTGCTCTATCTCCACAGTTACGTGTTGTTGAGGGTTCAGATAACCTTGGTCGTACTGTGAATGTTGGTTGGTATGGTGTAATGAAATACGGTGTAATTGACCAGAACGCACTTCGCGTACTTACTGGAGTTTAATCAATGAGCAAGGTAGCTAAAAAAGCAGTAGCTAAAAAAGCTACTAAGCATCAATTGAAAGCACTTTGTGATGGCTCACACGGCATTGATGGTGGTATCTATACCTTTAAAAGTGGTGATACTGTTACTGTATCTAAGAAAGGACATTACGACTCTATGAAAGAGTTGGCGTGTTTTAGCGAGGTATAACAATGGCGTGGGTGCTTAAAAATGCAGATATTATAGCGGCACTACCAATACTGGCTGACCACTACGAAAAGGCTGATTCTGGCTCAACTACAACACTTGTTTCTGGTCGTTTAACTGACCTTGTACAAGCAGAGATAGTTGGTGCTACTATTGGCTTTATTACTGGTGATAACGCTGGTGTTGATGCGACTGTTACTTCATACACTGATTCAACTGGTACATTCGGTTTCGGTGCGGTATCTAATGCGGTGGATTCATCTACTGGGTTTGGTATCGTTTATCTTGATTACACAACTTATATTGATCGTGCTTATGACATTATCAAGAACGAATTGCGTAATAGAGGGTTAGACATTGATTTATTCTTAACAACTGCTCAAGTGAAAGAACTTCATTTGACCAAGTGTTTAGAGTT